GGTCGCCTTGACTGAAAATAGTTACACTATGAAGGTCGTTGTAGTTGTTGCAGATGTGGTAGAGGTAGGTGTGCGATTCCCTCCCAATGTTTGGCAATGGGTAATAACCGTTGCCGAAATCATCTCCCTTATTGTAAACCGTTTGGACGCATCGCAAAGAGTTAAGCCAAGTGAGGTCCTCGTTGTATCGTGCGACAATCAGTTCCATGCCTAAAAAGTGATAACGAACTTATCGGGTGCAGGCCATCCCTTGCAGGAGTTGTACACGGTCATCCCTTCCCGCTTCCCTATCCAATGCTCGGCCTGCCAGCGATGCTCCCTTACGGGTTCTCCGAGTTCACGGATGTGGGAGGACTTGGCCCACCAAAAGGTACCCGCAAAGTATGGGTATCCGTCGGGGTTGTTGTGGTCAGCGATTTGGGGGAACTCTTCCTTGGTCAGCCAGTATGCTCCGACCGCATCCACCTTTTCAAGTTCTGCAAGGCAGCGTTCCCAAGCGACGATGTTAAAGAATATCATGGACCTGCACCAAAGTTGGTTGATGAGGGACGGGTCGGAACTGCCTTTGGTGTGAGCGTACAGGTAGGCTGCATCCTCGGTTTGCGATGCCTTGTACATCTCGGTGAGGGTCGCTTGTTCCCATGCGTTTGTCCGAGTGACAACCACCTTGACCTTTGCCGCCACAAGCGAGTTGTCCAAGATTTCCTTGACGAGTTTCCGCTGCTCTGGTGGACCGACGATGCCGACACGAATCTCGTCCAACTGTTCAATCAGCCCGTAATTGCACAGGGCCATCATGTGCTGGTGCATTATGAGTTGCCATTGGCCGCCGCCGCCGCAGTAGATGTGGTAGTAGTGGATGAGTTTCATTGGGTGCTTGTTGGTAGTTTGGGCATTGGGGTCCAATATATAATTTCTTCGGCAGGACAAAATTCGTCGGATGTGTCAAAAAACCATTTAACTTGTTCTTTGCCAGCAGGGCCAACTTTAGCCCACCAAGAAAATGCAATCTTGTTTCTACTCTTGGGAATGACGACTATTACCGCCTCGTATTCTTTCGGCATTCGGTCTTTACAGGCTATCCATTTCATTGCATGAGGAGGGTTAAGATGCAGCCGATGAAGACCAAGGCCAGCACGACCCGACCGATGGCGAGGGCAAGGTCAAGGAGGGATTCGAGGTTCATGGGGGTAAAGTTACACCACAAGATACTTCCCCGAATTGCTCACGGCAAGTTTATTCAAGGCCACATAGCGGAGCGCATCGCAGGCGTGGTTGTAGGAATCTATCGGGACCCCCGTATCCTTCCCGTCCTTATCGGTCGCCCAAGTGTACGAGCGGAGTTCTTTGATGAGGTTGGTGCTATCCTTGGTCACATGAAGGTTGAATCGCTTCACGATGTCAATGCCCTGCCTCACACTATCGGGTCCCTTGCTTGCGGGTTTGATATTAAAGCCCAAGCGGTAGATTTCCTCAATGCTCTTGGGTTCTGCCGAATCCGCCACGATTTCCCACGCCCTCGTAATGCCGAACTCTTTCAAGCGGGTGGCGATGTCGGAATTAGTCAGCCCCCGATGGTAGAGCAACTCATGCACGAACAAGTCATCCCCCCTGCGGTACACAGCGACCAAGGCCGTAGGGTCGTTGCTGAACCCCCAGTCAAGCCCGTAGGCGACGAATTTCATCGTGGATGGGTCAATACCCTCAACCACCGTGTAATTGCCGTATATCGCACCTTGGAGCGTTCCAACCTGCCCCAACCCGTACACCTTCCACCAGTTGGCCCAATAAGCACTCGTTTCGGCCTTGGTTCGGTTTAACTCAATATCATTCCGAATAGTATCGGGCAGGGCTTCGTTGTCCTGGTAGGTAAGGATGAGGAACTCTGCATCCGTTTCGGGAAGGACTTCCGTGTGCGCCCAAAACTCATGCGTGGGGTTGAAGTCAATGTAAATCTCCTGACTTGTACGGATGGCCAACTGGTAGTAGGAGTCAAAGTCAATATTGTTGGCCTCGTTGATGTAGAGAATCTGCCTCCTTGCACCTCGGAGCCGTGCCTCGGAATCAGCGGAAAAAAACTCAATCGTGGAACCGTTGGCGAAGTTGTACTGGAGCAGGGTCTTGTTCCAGCGGTCAGGAACCCACCTGTGCGTCCATTGCATAATCTTGGCGAAGTCCTTTATCGCACCCCTGCGAAGGTGAGGGACGGATTCGCTGACCACCGAAATCTCCGACTTGGGATAACGGGCCGCATGGTCAATCAGGACCGCAAGGATGCCGAAGGTCTTGGATGCAGATGTCCCGCCTTGTATCACCTTCTTTCGGGCCTTCATCGCCCGAATCTTCTTGATGGCGGTGGTGTACTTAAACTCCATCGCCGAAAAGCGGCTGCTCTATCGTGATGCTCGTTTCCTGTTTTTCTACAAGACCGTTCAACCGCTGCGTGATGGAGGGGTTGTAGAACGAGAGCATCCCACCGATGATTTGGTCCTCTCGGATTTCCTCCCGAATCGCACGGCAGATAACCACGAAGTCCTCATAATATCCGTCCTTGTTGTCAAAGTACTGCTGAACATCCCCGTAATTATTGCGGCAAAACCGCTTAAACCCCTCCAAGGTCAGCGGCACTTTGGCGGGGTCTTCCTTCTTCAACCCGTCCTTCCCGACATACTGCACCCGCTTCCATTGTTCGCCTTGGGCTTTGACATCCTCCTTGAAGGCGGCCCATGCTTTTCCAAGGTCTTCGGGGGTCTTGAATATCCTCGTTGGGTGCATCAGTATTCTATTTTGTCAATGAGCGAATCAATCTTGTCCACGATTTTCATCTTCACAGCGAAAGCGTTCGGGGCATTGGATTCCTCCACCGCTCCAATGCAGTCGCAGAGGGTCGTGATGACCATCATGAGCGAATCCATTCTCGCTTGCACCTGGGCTTCGGGGTCAGCCTTCGTCGAGTTCGCCAAGTTCCCGAAGTTTATTCCTGCTCCAGCCAAGGGCCGCTTTGCCTCCCCATAGTAGGTAACTGATGTATCCGCAGTCGCTGGTAGAATCAGCGTTGTCGTAGTAGGTTTCAGCCCTTGACAGGTAGGAGTGCATCCGCTTAACCGTTGCAAGGGATAACCCCTCACCGTTGGCGAGTTGCTGCGCTCGGACTTTACCCGTCTGCGTGGCGCACTTGTTGCCGTTCCTCTCGTTGAGTTCAATGCCCCTCTTGGCGTTATTGCGCACACCTTCGCCGTAGTCGGCATAGGTTTCAAACTGTTCACGGATTGGGGTTGTTGATGGCATGGATAACGGTGTGGTGGTTGGCTTCGGCGAATTGGTCCGCCTCTTGGTAAATGTATTGGAGGGCCGATTTTACGCAGTCCGCGCACCACCAATTTGTGTTGGGTCTGCCGTGGGCCACGAGGATGGTCTGCAGGTCGTGGACCGCTTCGGGGCTCAACCGCATGAACAGGGCGGCTTGGTACTGCTCCCAATAGTGGCGGTGCTTTTGGGCCGTGAGGTATTCCACTTGGGTCATCGGTTCGTCAGTTGCAGGATTACAACGGTCAACCCCGCAGAGGCGAGGCCGTACACAGGAGCGAGAACCCAACCGCAGGTAGGCAAGGTCAGGGCCACCGCCACCCAAAAGGTCAGGCAGGTAACGCAGGAGAACGGCTTGTGCCTGCCCAGCCATGTGCGATACCACCATTGGGGAAGGACACGGTACTCGGCGATTGCGAGGGCGGTCAGCGAACTAATCAGCAGGGGAAATATCAGCGTGTCCATGGGCTTGAATGGCGGCCTTGATTTTGGCCTTGGCTTGGTCTATTGAGTATATAATGCTGCGGTACGGTATGCCCGTGTCCCTTGAGAGTTTCTTCATGTTGCCCGTTTTCAAGTGCAGACGGAGTAACTCCTTGTCATACGGGAACGCCCCGTCCTTGGCCCAGGTATCCATCTCGGCCTCGGCGATGGCCCAAAGGTCGTCCATGAGGGAATCGTACTCGGCTTGGGATATGGGGGCATCGGGGTTCAGTTCCTCCAGCAGGTCGTGGTGGCGGTACTTTTGAGCAAACTGGTTGTTCTTGCCCCTGTAAAGGTTCAGCAGTAGTCGGACCACATAGAACTTGAAGTAGCCCTGCGACTGGATTTGCAGGATTTTGGCGGGGTCCTTTTCCAATAGGATTAACACGCACTCCTGCTCCAAATCACGCCAAAGCGGGTCGCCGCCTGTTATTGTAAGGCAGGCTTTTCGGATTTCGCCCGTGCGGTAAAGGTCCAGTATTACTTGGTCGGCTGACTGCATATGCAAAGATTGCAAAAAAAAAGGGTCAGCGGTTAGGCCGACCCCTTGGGCGTGATAGCAGTTTCGGGCTACTCTTGCTTCGGAAGTTGCAGGGTATCAGTAATATAAGCCCCCTCAGCGGTCTGCAAGTACTCTTGGGCATTGTTGAAAACTTGCCTCCGAAGGTATCGCAGTTGCGGCTTTGCCTTGCAATCGTTGTGAAATGATTCCAAGTTGATGATGATGGTGGAGTAGTGACGGTTCAGTTCCTTCCCGATAGCCATGAAGGTGAACAGGTACTCGTTGTAGGCGATGTCGGCCACGATGTTGCGGGCGATGACGCAGGGCCGTTCCCTTGATGCGGAGCGCACCTGGTCGGGCGTGATGCCGAAAATTGCGGCGGTGGTGTCAACTAAATGGTGGATGAGTGCTGGGGTCATGGCTTAAACGATTTCGGGAATGGGCATCCAGTAGGCAACTTCACAAGTAAACCAGGAATGATTTTCGGAATGCCACTTATCCTCCTTGACCCAATACCAGGCCACGATTTGCATTCCTTCATTGTCGGTAATTAGAACGGGTTGCCCATTAAAGGGCATTTGGTCTTGGGGTCGTATCCAGGGCATAGGTTAGGGGTTTAGATAGTTTTCAATCATTTGTATTCTCTCTCCTATCCACCGCATCACCGGCACGGCCATTGAGTTACCGCAGGCCTTGTATCTTGGCCCATCGGGGCATTGGTCGGCAGGTTTGTTGCGATAGGGAATCTTTGTCCAATCATCGGGGAATCCCTGCAACCGTTCGCATTCCTTGGGGGTCAGCCTACGGATGGCCATTGTGTGCTGAACTGCGTGTGGCCCTTTGGCTACAAGCGAAGACATTGTTTGTCCTTCTTCAATCCTCGGCTCGTATTGAGCATTTTGACCTTGGTTGAATGCGGCACGGTCAATGATGGTGGGAGCATCCACGGCAATACAAGGTCCACTCATCTTTGCAAGGTCGGTCTTGAGTGTCCCGGTCTTTTCTACATCCACCTGGGTTGTTCTCCAATCCACGGCAATGGGTTGAGCGACAGGGCTTGGACACAAAACGGCACTATTATTCCCTTGGTCTGCGACAAGCGTTGGAGCATTCTCTTCACGATAACCAATGCTCCTTGATGTTGAACCTTTGGCTACAATGAACGCCGCTGCTTTGGGTTGAGCGACTTGCTCAATGATTACAGGCGCACCCTGGTCTGCTTCAGGTCGTGGGCCTTTGTAGTCACGCGCACACAACGCATTACTTATTTTTGGGATGCCTGTTGCTCCAACGCTTCCTTGAGCATCGGTGGCAGTTTCTTGCCTCTTCGTTCGGCTCGGTTTAGGATTCCTCTGCAAGCTTTCTGGCTCAAATAAAACCGCTGCGGCAACTCGCCAACCTCCAAGACATCCGACAACAAACACTCTTCTGCGTCTTTGGGCCACTCCGAAGTGTTGAGCGTCAAGAACTCTGTATGCGAACCCATACCCGAGTTCCCCCAACGCCCCAAGGAAGGTTCCAAAATCCCTTCCTCCGTTACTTGACAAAACACCGGGGACATTTTCCCAGACAATCCACTTGGGACGGAGTTTATCAGCGATTGAAAGAAAGGTAAGCATGAGGTTGCCTCTTGGGTCAGCAAGACCTTTGCGAAGTCCGGCGACGGAGAAGGATTGGCACGGAGTTCCTCCGACCAAAAGGTCAATTGGTTGTTCATTAAAAACTGGGTTTTGATTTAGTTGAGTCATATCCCCAAGGTTGGGGACATCGGGGAAACGGTACTTGAGGACTGCACTTGGGAAATGCTCAATCTCCGAATACCATTGAGCCTCCCATCCAAGGGAGTGCCAAGCGACCGAGGCTGCCTCAATGCCCGAGCAAACGGATCCGTATCTCATGCGTTTTTGGCTTGAAGGATTCTTCCGAGCAGGGTCCAGTTAACTCTCCAAGGAGAAATAGTTTCAGAACGGTCGGGGCGGGAGCAAGACACGCACTCCTTGCGAATGTGAATCTGCCAGCGGCGGAAATCGGTGGGGGTTGGTTTCATGGGTTTAGGGGTTTATGGTTTGGAAAAGTTGGTATTTGTTGCAGGTATCGGTTTTGATTTTTATCTGCGGACCAAATCCGTTGCTCCTGGACAGCACATACTCGCAGGCGTTACCCTTGGGGCGAACCTCAATCACCCGCCACGGGCGGTCGTTGGCGCAGGAGGTCAGGAGTAGAAGGAGCAGTAAGCGGTGCATGAAACAAAGATATACACACTCTACCCACATTCAGCCAACAACCTTTGGAAATCTTCCACGCTTCGGATGACCTCGTACCTGTACCCTGCTGCTTCCACGACTCCCTGCCACCATTTCTGCGATAGCGACTGCTTGCCCTTTGGGGTTTTGAACTCAAGGAATACCGCACCCCTCGGCGATAGGTAGGTCATATCGGCCACGCCAGCGGTCAGTCCGATTCCCTTTAGGAAGAAACCGTTGGAGCGGGAGCGGGGGTTGTTGAGGTTAAGGAATAGCAGGCCCTGCTCGTTGGGTCGGAGCATTGCGAACAACTTGACGCAGGCGGCCTGCAAATTATATTCTTCCATCATAGGGAATGGGGTGGGTATTCGTTGGCTTTTGTGTAGGGAAGGTGGCATTGGACCTCTGCAATTCCCTGCGAGCCATTGCGGTTCTTGCGGACAATGACCTCCATAAGGTCGGATGGCTGGCTTTTGTCGTGTTGGTAAGGGCGGTAAACAAAACCGATTTTATCAGCATCAAACTCCAACTGCCCCGTTTCCCGAAGGTCGGACATTATCGGGCGATGGTCGCTGCGTCCCTCCGTTGCACGGGATAGGGATGACACCACAACCCCGAACACCTTCTGCCGTTTGCAGATGGCTTTGAGGGTCTTGCTGATGTTGGTCATTTGCTCAATCTTGGGCTTGGCCTTATCTATTTTGGTCGGTTCCACAAGTTGCAGGTAGTCAAGGTAAAATCCGCAAATTCCATACTTGGTTTTGAGTTTGGCAATTTCGCCTTCAATGCGGTCAAGGTTGGCTTGATGCAGGTCCACAATGTAGAGCGGTTTGGACTTGAGTAGGTCCGCTTTTTGGCCGAGGTCCATGAAATCTTTTGTGCTGATTCGCTCGGTCGGATTGAGGAATGCCGCCCCGTCCATGGTGGCGAGGTTGGATAGCATCCGCTGGGTCAGTTGCTCCGCTGACATTTCAAGGGTGAAAAACACGACGGGGATGTCGGCCATCGCTTGGTTCATGGCGATTTGCAGAGCCAAAAGGGTCTTGCCCATTGCAGGACGACCACCAAGAAGAATGAACTCGGTTGGCTTGAACCCCGTGAGCATTCGGTCCATTGGGGATATGTAAGTCGGGAAGATAGAATCCTTGCGCCTCCCTTCTCGGACCTCGTTCATGTTTAGGAGGAACGCTTTGGCGAGTTCGTGGGCGGTAGTTTCGGAGGCGTTGGTTTCAACGGCCTGCATGGATTGGTAGCGGGCGAAGGCTTTGGGGATGTCCCTATCATGGGCAAGTTCATCCATGATTCTCTGCTCCTCCCTTTGCTTCCACGCTTCGTTGAGGTCCGAGGCATAGACCTTCCAATCGGAGGTCAGGGTGTTGCCGTCCAAGATGTCCACGAAATCGGCTATCACATGGGCTTGACCGTTGTCAATTAGGTGCTTGTGAACGGCCACGAGGTCAACGGGTCGCTCCGCTCGGTGCAGGGCTTCAATCGCTCTGTAAACCAGAATGTGGTTTCCAGTAAACAACCGTTCGGGGATTTGCAGAAGCAGGACCGCTCGGTTGGCGAACTGGTCCATGAGGCATGAGAGGAGCCTGCGTTCAGCGGTAAGATGGTAGGGGTTCGTCATCGGTTTGGTTTAGTGGGTTGAAGGTAGCGGTTCGGGGGATTACTTGGTCCTCCCATCGGGCTTGGTTGATGTAGGTGGCTGCGTGGGGTACGAACTGGATGGGAGTTTGGGAGTAGAGCCGTCCGATGTTGCTGATGGCCTTCTGCTGGTCCTCGTCTTTGAGTTTGGCGAAGGCTTTGGATGCGGACTGCTTGGAGGTCTTACGGGGATAGATAGCCCAAAATTGGTCAAACAAAATACTGCTATCCCTCTTGGGCTTTCCCATTACCCCTTCCTCCTTTGCATTATCATTCTCCTTTTCATTATCATTCCCATTATCATTACTCATTAGGTTAGGGGGTGGTTCGGGGGTGGTTAGGGTTTGGTTAGCCTTTGGTTTCCCACCCTTGCAACCGTTCTCGTATTTGCGCTGATTTGCATCTAGTTGCGGCTTTATGGATTCCCACACGGCCCGAACATACCTACTCATTTCGGGTTCGTGTTGGTCCAACCCATACTGCACGATGGCTTGGAATAATTCCAACTGCTCAATTGGGTCAAGGTGTTGGATGCTCTTGAGGAACGAGCGGTAGAAGATGAATGAATCTCTCATAGGAGGTAAAAAAAACGCCCCAACTGTTCCGGCAGCTGGGGCGAGGGGTTACGATGGATTGAACCCTTTATCTAAACACCGCATGGCCGGAAACATGAGGTGGTTACTTGTAAATGTAATCTTCGGGCAAAGTTACACTAAAACGGGAAATCGTCAGCCTGTGGTTCAAAAGCGTTGGCTGGACGAGATTCGTTCATCGGCTCAACTTTGCCGCTCAAGAACTTCTTGCCGCTCTTGCCTTCCTTGACCCATGCGGATAACCGCATCTTGGTTCCGTCGGGCAGGACGACTTCGCCCCTGTAATCGGGACGCTTCGGGTTGTCACCTTTGTCGTTGGCAAACAAGGTGAAGGTGTTGGGTTGTGGAGTGTAATCGCTCATGGGTTTTGGGTTGGGGTTTGGTTTACTAATTTATTCATGATTTGGGTTAATTTGGATACCTGCTGGGCAAGGGATTCAACGGTCAACTCTTGGACACTTGCAAATAGTTCGGGGCTTGGTTTGGATTTTGCCTTTGATTGATTGACCCTTTTTGTTTGAGAATCGTAGCATTTAACGCAAGTTTCAAATGACGGGCTTGTTTTGCTTACAGACCTGTACTTCCCATAACCAACTTTTTCAATCACACCAGCCTCAACAAAGTGGTCGTGTAGACTATTGGAGATTTTAAATGCTTGAGCCAGAGATATGATTTGCTTGGCTGGTATTGGCTCTTTGCATATGAACCAAAGGGCAGTTCCGAAGACAAAGGCTTTTTGATTCCTTCGGTTTTCACTTGGAGGTGTTTTCATGGTTTTGGGTTTTGATTTGGTTGGGTTGAATTGAATAAGTGAGGTTTTCTTTGATGAGCCAATTTGAGGCCTTTAAATCGCTTAAGATTCGGTAGGTGGTACGAAGGTTCAACCCAAGCACTTCAGCGAGTTCTACGGCCCTGTATGGGCGTTGTGCGAGGTACGACACGGCATAGATGGTAGCGACCCTTCGTTGGATTTCTTTTCCTTTTGGTTTGGGCATGGTTAGGGGATTAGTTGGTATTTGCGGCCTTCGTATGTTATGGTTTGTGGGATGCGGTTGTCTTTGATTACACCATTTCTATTTTTATAGTATATACAATTGCTTTCGGAATTGTATTCAAACTTTTCCCAAAATCCAGAGCAATCCTCTGTGTAGATTAATCTGCCTTGAGGATCCCATTCACGCTTTTCCCAAAATCCATTTGAAGCCTCAAAGTAGATACTATTACCATTCTTGTCATTGATTCCCAAATCCCCATTCGCCTCAAAATCCCATTTCAACCATTGGCCGATTGTTTGTCCGTCTTTCATAGTTTGGTTATTTAATGTTTGATATTTTTACAATGGCTTGTTGTAGACCTTTATTGCTCTGAAGAAATTCATCAAGAGATTCTCGAGTCTTTTCCCACCCATCATTTAAGGGAGACCAATTTGGCCCCCACCATATAGACTCATACTTGGCCGAATAGACTTTCTCGCCACTAAGCATAGTGGCGCTTACCTGTGACGATTTAATTCCAGCGCAAAATTTAGCGATTTTTCCGTCTCCTTCGTAATCTTTGGGTTTTCCCTTTGGAACTATCTTAATTTCAACATAGCTTGACGACATATGGTTTAGATTATCTAGCAACGAATCATTCAAGCAATCGAAGGTGTAATGACCACGCATAGTGCCAATATGAATTGATACGACTTCACCGAACTCTTCTTCAAACTCTTGGAATTGTTTTATCATCATTGGCATTGCGTTTTCCAGGAAGGCTCGGTTGTGTGCGGCCATCGTTTGGAGGAACCGGTTTTTTTCTTGGTTGCATTCGTTAATGGATGCAACACTGAAACGCTTCTTCTCACCAACGGATGGTTGGGGGTTGATGCGTGAGAACTCGGCAATCATTTCGTCGACGAGTTGCTGTTGGTGTGGTGTTAGGTTTTTCATAATTGATAGGGTTTAGGGTTTGATGTTTAATTGTGATAAAATAGATTCGGATTTTTCGGGATACTTTTCTTCAATCTCTAACTTGAGATCGCCAATCTCGTTGATATCAAGCTCGTCTAAGCGCACAGGATTGTTATACTGCTCACCCCATAAGGGGTTGGGATCAGCATTCTTGTCCTTCTCAAACAAGATGCGTTGCTTGACATGCAGTACACATCCATCTAAGAACAAAAGGTTTTTGGTGGTTAGGTAGATTCGGCGTATGCCGTCTCCGCGAGTGAGGGTGGTGGTTTTCATAGGTTTTAGGTTTAAGGGTTTACTTCTTCTTCGCAATTAATGTAGTACATTGGTTCGTCAAGATTCTCTTCGTAGTCAACTCTGAATGGCTCAATCGGATCATCTTCGTCAATGCCTTCCTTGACTTTTTGGAATGCTTCGTCTTCGCTTTCTGCTTCGACCTCAAAGTATCGAAGCATAAGAATTGGCGTTTGTTCAATGATGGTAAATCTTTTCATGGGTTTTGGGTTTAGATGTTTGCTTCTACATAGGATGCGATTTCGTCTACCTGATCAGGTGTCAGTCCGTCAAGGCAGTCTTCGTCAATGAATGCGTTAATCTCCAAGCTCCAATCGCTTGACTCAAAGGTAGCGGTACCCGAGATTTCTCGTCCATCCCAATCGAGGGACCATTCGTAGTCCTTCCTTATTACTTCGGATGTCAAGTCTAGTTTTAGGTTCTGTGGTTTCATTTGATAAGGGTTTAAGGGTTAATAGTGTTCATTGATACTTACTGATTTCTTGCCTTTGCCTAGGGTTCCCGAGCATAGGCCACATTTCTGACAAGTGGATTTGTAGCCGGCTTCCTTAGATGCCGGGCACTGCACACCCACGACTGGGTCGTCCTTGTCCTTGGCTAAGAACGATCGGAAGCCAACCTGATCTGCAAGGTCTACCTCCGACTCGGTATGAACCGATGCCATAAACCAAGACGCAAAGGCCTTCGCCCAATCTTTGTTCCATTGGTGCGTGTATCCCGTCCAAGTGGATGCCACACGGGCCATTTGGGAGACCAAGGTTGAATCCATTAGGCTCGGCTCACCATAGGTACCAAAGCGCACATATCGTCCCTCAGAGAGGACGAGGATGCGTGTACGCTTGTCCTCGTTGAAGGGAGTGAGGTGTTCCCGCTTGATGCTACGCAATTGGGATAGAAAACCGGTGTACTGCTGATACTTGTGGGTGTAGCATTCGCCTGTCCCGGAGTTAGCGGAGAAAGGGCAGTCCATACAATTGGATGCATCGAGTGCGAAGAACTCCCGCATCTTAATCTTCCTCTTGGAGTTGGCTATCTCCCACTGCTCGAGTGAGTAGGTATTGGTTTGGATGATGGACTCGTTGGACTCGGTAATCTTCCCGTTGGAAGAGGGAGCCAAGGCAACAACGAATAGGTTAGGCCCGTCAACATAGACGACCTTCTCCGTGTGTCTTCGTGAGATTTTGCGTGGTTTCATACATAGGTTTTAGAGTTGGGTTGTGGGTTAGTATATGTAGTCCATTAGTAATTCGTAGCGCAAGTCAGATTCATTCAGTGCCTCCAATTGTTCTTCAGTCATTGGCACACCATCGAGGTCTGCACTCACGATGTGCGCATCGCAGAAATCGGGGTAGTCTGAATAGTCAATGTCTTCAAACTCTACATTTGTGATATCTCCAATTAGTTCCATTTGTTTTGAATTTTTTCGGGTTGAGTGTAAATCTTTTGGTGTAAGAACTTGCAGTCGGGGTCGTCGGGTGTAACCATTGGGTCGTGGCTTCGGTTTACCCAAGCAGCCCAAGTGTACACAACGGTGTAGCAATCTTCTTCTTCAGTCTTGTCATCGGGTGGGTCGCTGACCTCCCCATCAAGACACCAAGCGTATTGCCCGACCTCACTCCAAGATGACAGGTTCTCAAATTTCTCTGTCTTCTTGACCCCATCTACAAAGTAGCAGTTAACCACATCGTAAAGATTCTCGTCTTCGTGTATCATTTGTTTTGTTGTTTGGTATATCTCCCATCCCGGAGTTTGTTTGAAAGTCTACTATAATATACTTTTGTTGTTGTGTTGTTTTGTTAATCATTAATGCAAAGGTACGAAAGAAGGTCCGAATTACCAAGTTAACTCTCAGCGGATAAGTATTGGATGTACTCTTTGCCGGTGAGAGAACGCCATAATAAATCCCCATCTGAATCGCGATATAGTTTGTGTCCACGCTTAGGCTTAACCAAGATGCAATCTCCTTGACGAATTATTTTCTCTATTTTGCCAACCGGTACCGGAACTTGAATAGTCCAGGCAATGCAGTCTATGGCGGTTATCTTCCTGTCTTTAACTGATTCATAGAATCTCCCCCACCAAAGGTCGTTCGTTCCACAAACAGATGTTGGGTTTATCCAAAGAATATACTCTCTATCCGTGGATGTGTCCTTGCACTTGACAAAGTAAAGGTCTTCGCCTCGGTCGCCGATAGCCCAATTGTGTTGGCTAATTATGTGCAATTCGTATGTGTCAACAAACTCTTTTGTTTCCAACTCGCCTTTGCTGTTAACCCAAGTCGTGGTCTTGTCTATAGACTCGGACGAAATGATTTCGGACTTGACTTCTTGCAGAAATTTCTCCGTGCCAAGGCAGTTGATTGCTACCCTACGCTGTTCTACATTTTGAATGTCTCCTCTGCTGAGGATGTCCTTGAATGTGATTGGTTGGATGTCATCCCAGATGTCCTCCAATCCTGGGAATGGAGTGTTTCCGTATTTCATCTTGAGCAATGCACATCCTGTGTCGTAAGAAAATGTTTGGTTTTGAATAATGATTTTCATAATTAATTGTTTGAGGGTTTGTTTACATAAAATTCGTTTCTAAATATCACGCTTGCTTTTGTGAATGTGGATTCGTCTGACCATCCTTGCAAGTCTGCATTGAATTCCCATCTATCGGCCTCTTCGCTGGCGCACTCAATATCGTCCTCGCAAATAATTTCTCTCGCCCTATCCATAGAGCATACATAAGGGTCTGTATTTGCCATTTTTATCAGCCTACTCTCAAACTCACTAATCAGTTCTTCTTCTCGGTCGCTAATGATGCAGTCGTCTTTGTAATTCCTTTCGGTTTCCCCTAATCCACGCCTAATACTCCAACCATCCACGCTTACGATTGAAGCGACCTTCTTGTGCAATAGTCTTCCAAGTTCTTCGCTTATGTCAATCTCCTCATTCACGCTAAGCGTTTCATTCCATTGCTCGGTCGAAGACTTGTACATATCAAAGCCATACCCTTCATCGTTGAGCGTTACATTCACGGTACCCGACTCGCCAAGGTAGTGCCCATCGCTTGCTTCGTAGAACTGAATGTTGTCATACACGTCGCTTTCAAGTTGAGATTCAACCACCGATAGGCTTGACGAATCTATAGTTTCGCCTTTGCTGTCAAGGAAAACCCAATGCGTTTCGTTCATCGAGTCGCCACCGCAGTCGAAGTGGAATTCAGCTTCGCGTACTCCACATTCTTTCCAAATTCTAATCATTTCTTCCATTGTTTTGTTTGTTTAGTTTTGAGATTAATTGTTTAGCAGTTTCTTTGCACTCGTCATTGTCCGGGGTCTTCACACCATTGCACATCCATGGTTGCACCTCGAGATGTTGCAAGTAGTCTTGTGCAGTAGGGACAAACCTCATCATAAAGTCCTCCGCAATATGCAACATCGCAATGTCTACGACATCAACGCTCTTGCCATCGGAGTTCTTGATATTGTACCCGAATATCTTGGGAACAATAGTGTACGCAAACCAGGTATTGTGAGTCAATGCCCTCGCTGAGTTGTTATTCATTGAAGCCTTGGGGCTATCAATCAACTCATGGATGGGGAGGTAGTCATCTATACTACCCCCCCAACGCTTGACTGACGACTGAGAATGTCGGTATGGATTCATAAAGTATATTATAGTATACTTTTAGTCCCACACTCTTTGAACTTTCCTATCAAGTGGGTTGTACTCCACTTGCCTACCAAGTACCCAAGTGCCTTGTTGTACCAAGAGCGTGTTGTGCTCTGCAAACTTACCACTCGGGGTTTCGTGCCTAAGTTGGCACTCGTTGTCAACGACAATGCTGTCGTCGTTACGGCTGAACTCTCCGTACAGCGTGTGTTGGTTCACTCCCTCACCTGTGAGGAGTACTTCCCGATTCTGATTCTTGCTTCTCTTCATAACATATCTTGTTTGGTATATCTCCCATCCCGGAGTTTAGGATTTCTTTTTGGTTGGAATGAGTGCCCACGCCATACCATGTGTTTCTTCGCCATCTTGTACGAGTTTCCAATCGTACTTGGATGATAGGTAGAACGAGCGATAATGTGTTTCCGGATTGTCTGAGTTGTTCCTTATTTGGATGAAGTCATGCGTCATCCCCAATGAGTCAGCGACAGCGTCTGAAACAATCCCTCTCACCATTGGTCGACTTGAGAAATCAAAGTGCTTGCTATCTTCAGGGAAGCAGTCGGGGTGGTTCTTCTTGATTTTCTTCTTCCAAGGCCCACAAGCCAAGTCGTGTAGGCCACGGATGGCTTCAATGGTGGTCGTTCCATCCAACTTGAAGTGTTCCGAAAGGTACGCCTTCTGTTCACGCGTGGATGCTTCGTAGTACTCGTTGAGTAGGTCGCGGGAGATTTGAATTGATTTTTTCATGGGGTTTTGGGTTGAGGTTGAGGTTGTGATTTGACGGAATTGTTCTAAGGTGATTTCTTGGTAGTCGGCGTAAGAGTCGAGTCCCTTAACTTTTCTTGCGTTAGCGCAGTAATAACAACTGCCGTCGTGATGATGACTTGAGAGCAAGGTGTACCCGACAGCAAGAGTGTTTGAAAGATTCTCGGTGGCGACTTGTTGTCTCCAACGATCGAGTTCTTCTTGGTTCTCTTCGGTTACTTCAATGAGCCAATTTGTGGGGAGTGTGTTCATGTTTTTGGGATTAGTGATTTGACGGAATTGTTCAATGGTGATTGGTTGGTAATCAGGGTACTGATCAATGCAGTCTTCTATGCAGTCTGAAAAGTAGTAACTGCCGTCTGGATGCGAGGACATTAGGGTAAATCCAATCGTGAATCTCTTCCAAGATTTGTCCGCATTTGCCCTCCACCAAGGGTAGAGTTCTGTGAAGTTCTCTTCGGTGGCTTCAATGCACCAGTTTGTGGGTAATGTATTCATATTGTTTGTGTTTGGATCGGCTCCCATCCCGGAGTTTAGTTTGAAAAGTATATTATAGTAGACTTTTAATCTTGCTCGTAACTGATTGGATGAACGAACATCGTGCCGGCATCGTGCCATTCACCATACCACCCCTTCTTCTCAAGCATTTCCGAGAACTCTCTGAGAACCCCGAATACATAGGAGTCGCCCTCTGCCCAATAGTCAAAGATGACTCGCCCTTTGTATAGGTCACGGTCTTCGCCCGATACCCATATGGCTCGTTTGCCTTTGCTTTCGCAGAAATTCTCACTTGGTCTTACGAATCTGAGATGCTTACCAAGCATCTGCATCATCTTTGGTCTGCTTGTGGGTATTTTGTTCATGCTTTTTGGATTTGTTTTAGGATTGAGTTGAGTTCTGCTTTGATTTCCCTGGCTTTCTCGCCCCTCCAAGTCCCCGCATTCGCCAAGAAGTATCTTACAATGCTCTCGGCTGAGTCGTAGTAATACCGGTCGGTAATGGAGTCAATGGTTTGCATTGCTTCAATGTAGGGCACTGCACCAAAGTATGGCTTGAGCCAATTTAGACGAATGTCTGTTGCGATTTTGTGAATAGGTCTTTGCATTGTTTTGATTTTAGATTAGAGAGATTACCCATCGGATGATGAACCAATAGAGTCCGAATACTGTCAAAGCCCACACCCATAGGGGCACTGACCTTGCTTCTAATTGTTCCTTGGTTGGTCTACTATAATAGACTTTTTCGTTTTGGTCTTCCATTAGTTGTACTTTAATGCGTGGTACAATTGGTTGATTAGCCTCTGCTCGTCTTGGAGGTCTTCTTGCACAGCCTTGAAGCGGTTCTTGCGCCTCTCCTTGCGTGAGGAATACCACTTGTCCTCAATGATTGGAGGAGCCTCAAACACAGGCTTGGGAGCATTGCGTAAGTAGGTTACGCCACCTTTGTGCAGATAATCCTCTGCCCTTCTGTTGTCCCTAAAATAGGGGTTGTCAATTAAGTAAAACATATGAGAATGTTTTAAGTGTTGCCTACTTGGTAATGGCATCGGCATTCCATCCTGAAAAAGTATATTATAGTAGACTTTTGAGTGAGCCACAAATACACATAATTCAATGATACAAAGGTACTATATAGCGACCTAATTACCAAGCATTTGTGAGATTATTTTGTTATGGATAAAAGTTCACGGATGTGCCGGCTTGCCTCCAAAAAGTATATTATAGTAGACTTTTCGTCATATCGTCATATCGTCACGCAATTTGTTTCAACGCATCGCATTGCATCGCCTTGCCTCGCCTCACGCGTCCAGGATGGTCGCAATCCGTTTTGACGCATCGCATCGCATCGCATCGCCTATGATAGTGATAGTGACTTTTTTCGCCCAGGCATCGCATAGAAAAAGTATATTATAGTAGACTTTTTAGCGTGAGATGTGTTTTGTGTATAATGTGTTATAGAAAAAACAGGGCAAAAAAAAACCCGACCATAAAGGTCGGGCTTTAATCTGTGTTACATTACCACTTGTAACACGCTGTTGAATTTTGTGTTATGGCTTTTTGTCCATCGGTTATTGCGGTTGGATATTGCAAAACACCTTTGGCATCCCTCATAACACCGAATGCAAGTTCTTTGTTGTAAGTTCGTAACAAATCTTGCATATCTTTTGTCGCATACTTTGTTATGAATGCTTTTAACTCATTCTTTTCTATTCCTTTGGTTTGCGTAATATAGCCACCTTTGGAATGCCTCGTAACAATGAATTCTTTGCCTTCGCATAACAAATGAAACACGATTTGCTCTTTCTGTTCCGTAACACTACTTGAATTTGGTGTATCCGTAACATCAGATTCATCGTTTTGTGGGTCTTGTTGTGTTTGTTGTTGTGGCTTTTGCTTCACTTTTAATTGTCCATCTTTTGCAAATGCGTTGAATGTGAGAGCGTCCATAACATATTCCCCACTTGTTTCTTGGTTTTGCTTTTTGAACTTTGCGACCAAGGCGGGTTTCATAACAACAGTTTCACCCATTGTTGCGAGTCGGTAAAAATATGCTTTGTTGTATCCAAAGATAACATTAATTGCATCCTCTACCTTAATGTCGCATTTATGGTCTTTTCTCAATTGCTTTGTTGTGGCCAAACTCCAAAACTTTTTGAAATTGTAACACTGAGCAGACAAAGCACAAAGGTTATCAAATCTTTTGTTACGAAGATTCGTATCTTCGCTCAAAAGTTCTTTAATCTTTGTTATATCAACTGCACCTTTTACAGCAGATACATTGAGGAATTTTTCAACAAGGGTCTGAATTGATTTGGATGGTTTCATTTTTTTGTGTTTAATTTGTTATAAAATTTGTTTTATCCCATTGTTTTAAGGCTAACAGGAAAACGCCTAACACAATACAACAAAAGTATACTATAATATACTTTTGAGGTTGAAACTCATATCCCCTAACATTGCGTAAACAATGCTAAATTTTAGATGGTTTCCTAACAATAAATAAAGAACGAACCTACCATATTGAGGTCTCCCGACCTTTGTAGGTATACAAAGATAGTCAAGGACGACCGATTTACCAAATTTATTTCATTTTGTCCCTTTATGCTATTTAATAGGGGTTTTTTAGTTTTGAAAAAATGATACATTAAGACAGTTTAGACCAAAAAAATGTATTTAATGTTATGAAATATCCCA